AGGATGGTGTTACCCTTTCCTCTACGAGTTCTGAATGCAATAGCATTAGCATCTCTCTCAATCTGGAACAGAAGTCCTTTGAACTTCTCAACAGACCATCTACCATTTGAATCAACATCAAGGTCAAAATAACCAGCATTAGCAACATTAGCTTGAGCACCAGGCTCAGCAATCTTGTAGATGGTTCTAATGACTTCTCTGTTAATTTCAGCAAGAATCTCAGAAGAGAGAATGTTTGCTAACTCAGCTTCAGCATCAAGACCATGAATAGCCTTGAGGTCTTGTGCAAGTTCTAAGGTGTACTCAGCCTTGAGTGCTCTAGACTTTGCAGTAACTGAGAGTTTCTCAATGCTGAATGCCATCTGGTTGAACTGATGGGAACCATCAGCACCAAGATTCTCAGCATCATAGGTGTCCATTGCTTGACCAACCTTATACTCTCTTCCAGATGCACCAGAAGCATTAAGATCAGCAGGATTGCTACCAGCAGCAGCACCACCTTGTGAGAATCCAGTTGTACCAAAACCTACAGATGCACCATCATCAGAACCACCAGTGTAATCACCAGTAGTAGTATTGTAACCTGAGTTTTGTCCAGAGTATGCAGTATCAACTTCATTGAAGAAGGTTTCATTACCATTTTGATCTACATATCTGCTTCTCATTGCAAAAATAAGTCCAGTAGGACCATTCATTGGCTGAACACCAGCCAAATCATAAGCAACGAGGTTAGGCATTGAACGTCTGATCAATGAGATCAGAACTGGATCGAAACCTGCTACTGGACCAGCAGATGGGGCTCCTCCACCATAACCTGCATAACTACCAGCACCACCTTGGCTAGCATATGATCCAGCTGGGGTTTCTGAGAGGAATCCTCTTTCCTCATTTAAAAATCTTTCTTGGTTTTCTAGCAGAACAGCGGTAACAGCTTTCTTATAAGGGTCTGTGATTTGATCAAGACCACTTGCTTCTAAGAGAGGTTCCCACTTCTTCTGCAATTGTTCTGAAAGGAACATTTGCTTTTCTCCTTGTTTGTCTTGTTAAAGTGTTGTTAACTAAATGTATTTATTATATAAGAGTTTTCACTTAGAGAACTTAGTCACTGCTCTCAAGTAAGCATTCATAGCATTTCCATAATCTTCTTGTGCTTGCTCAGACAGCATTTCTCCTCTTGAAGAACCTGAATTTCTTGGGAAATAAGATTCCTTCAGAGCTTCCAGTTTTCCACGATATTTTGATTCACTTTCAAACTCAACACTTTCAGCAAGACCTGCAAGTTTTTCCTTCTGAGTTAAAGCTAACCCTTCAGTAACATCATTGAAGATGGTATCACTTACAGCTTCACTAAGTCTATGGTTTAACTGAACATTTCTTTCGATTTGTTCGTTGAGTTTTTCTTCCATTTCATCTAATCTCATGACCATATTTTCTAACACATCATATCTATCTTCAGGGATTTCTACATAATGTTCTTCAAAAAGTGACTTAAGGCCAGTCATGAATGACTCAGAGAGTTCACCCTTAAGACCACTTTCAATTTGAAGAGCGTTTTCATCTACCCACTCTTCAGCAACATACTCAAGGTAAGAATCAACCCTTGAGGTCAATTCTTCCTTGATAACAGCAACTTCTTCTACTAATGCAGTATTAAACTTAACTTCTAGAGATTCTTTGATTTCTGAAATCTTTGCTCTTACTGCAGATTCAAAGATAAGTGCTGCTCTACCTTTGAACTCTTCTGAAAGATCTTCACCACCAACAAGGGCAGTTACATCTTCAGAAAAGTCCATTTCAAACTCTTCTTCCATATCTTCTTCTTCATCATCTTCCTTTTCACCCTCTTTCTTATCTTCTTTCTTATCTGCCTTACCACCTTCTTTTGCTTCCTTTTCTTCAGAAACTACATCATCTTCAGTTTCTTCAACTAACTCTTCATCATTCTCAACTTCCTCACCATAGCTTGCTTGCTTACCTACAATCTTAGCAGGCATAGCATCAGCAGCTTTAGCTCCTTTGTTGACTACATTTCTTACTGCTTGGAGGGTTGCTCCAGTCTTGAGTTTGTTGGAATCACCAAGAGGTGAATTCTCTCCTGTTGGGGTAGGACCACCAAGGTCCTGCCAAGAAGCTGATTGACCCTCTACCTTAGCATCAAAACTTGGTCTTGATTCTGCAGGTTTAGCACCACTATTAACAGCAGTGACGGATTTTTTAGTAGATACTTCCATTTCTTGTAAATTGCTACCAGCGCTCATTTGTATTCTCCGAATAAAATCTTTGGTTTTTTTTAATTTATTCTATATTTATTTATAATTTAAAGATTTAACAAATACTGATTTAACAAGTCTAACTTTTTCATTTCACTTAACTTTCTTTGTTTTGTATATCTTTCTACAAGTTTTTTGGTTTGATCTGCAGCTTTCTCTTTAAGAATGCCACCTTCCCAAACCCATTCTTTACCTTCCATAATACCATGAACAAAAGCATCTGGAGCAGAAGGATCTGCTACAATATCAGCAGCAGTAGCTAACATAAAGTCATCAGCAACATATTTAACACCATTTTTTTCAACAAGAGACCCAATGCCTCTTGAAGAAACTCCAAGTTTTACACCCTCACCAAGAAGAGATTTAGCAATATTACCCATAGGAGTATCAAGAATCTTTGCTTTACCAACAAAGTTATGACCTTCTGAACGAAGATCAGTAATCATATGGGAAACACGATCTAAATTAACAGTAGGTCCATCTGGGTGTCCAAGTTCTCCAAGAGCACGACCATTCTTAATGAATGCATCATTATATCTCTTGACTTCCCTTTCCAAGATTTGGAATGGATAGCACCTACCATTTCTGTTAGTTACTTCAGCCTGAAGAAATGGTCCTGTAATATACAGGGTTTGTTTACCATTTTTTTCCTCAGTAATAATTTCTACTGATTCTATCTCTTCTGTGATAAGTTTCATTTGATTATGCCTGAGATGCTATTTGGACTTCTGAAATGTGTAATACACCACTTCCACCAGATGCTCCTACAGAAGTATCACTAAATGCAGTTATTTTAATACTTTTTGTAGCAGTTGCATTAGTAACTGCAATATTAGTAAGAGAAGCACTATTAAATGGAATTGTAAGAGTACTTGTTCCTGTAAATGGATTTTCTGAAATTGCTGTTATTAGATTATGAATAGTATTAATACCTGAAGGAGATGCATTTTCAATTGTTAAATAATCTCCAACCACAAAGGGATTTCCTAAATTTTGACTAAAAGTAATTAATGTAGAAGTTCCTGTTGTAATTCCAGAAATTTTTTGTCTTACAACTTTTTCCTTTATAATTTCAGATTTATTTGCAGGAATGTATAATGAATTTAATGTTGCTCCTGGATTTGTTCCAATAGCAACATGGCAATCTTTATTTGGTGTCAATCTAAAATAACCACTTTGTAAGGCAATAGAAGCACTAGTACTAACACCTGTGGTACTAATAGCAACAGATGCTATTTCTTGTACAATTTTTAATGCCATCAACCTTCCTCTGATTCTTGATCTTGATTATCACCAAACATCGATTGTGCAACTACTGGTCTTAATGAGTTGACTTTTTCTGCAGATTTAGTATAAAGAATTTCTTTAATTTTATCAGAAGCATGTTCTGCGGAATTATCAGTCATTAAAATATCCAATAAATCATAACTAGGATCCATAAAAAGTCCTCAATTTTTATAGAAGTATTTATATCTCTGCAGATTTAGTGTTGATTTTAGTTGCTGCTTGTGCCTGAGCATTAGTTGATGCACCTTGACTTTCTAATCCTGGGTCCATAGGCATTTGACCCAACATTTGCATTTGTTGATCTATAGAAACAGGTAAAATTGGAGATCCTGATGAACCCATTGGAGGATTTTCTTTTGGATCAGCATATTGTCCCTCTTTAATTTCTTTAACAATCAACTTATCCTGATCTACAATTTCTTGATCTGTTTGTCTCAAGACCTTCCTTCTTACATAATCTTTAGAATAGTAAGTTCCAATATATGGTTGAACTGCTACTGCTAAATTGAGTCTTTCATTCATCAATTCAGTTTCTTTAAGTTCTGCAAAATGTCCATCATACAGGTAATCATATTGAATATGATCACTCATTCTGTCCCAATCTTCTAGGGTAACAATGTTCTTAAGAATTAACTGTGTCTTAAGAATATCATGAAAAAGTTGACTAAATCTTTTTCTCAATCTTCCAACAAACTTACCAAACATCAGTTCATCTCTTAAGATTTCTGATGAACGTCCTAAGTTAAATCCACCATCAGATGCAGTTCTTGACTCTGGAACATTAAGTGCTCTAAAAAGTTTCTTTTGGAAATACTGAACATCAGCAAGTTCTCCAAGATTTTGTCCACCTGGAAGAGTAGTAATTTCTGTACCACGACCACCTTCTCTTCTAGGTAACCAGAAGTCTTCCATCATACTCATAAACTTCTTATCATCACGCATTTCACCAGTGCCTGCATCATAAACAAGTTTATTTCTATACCTGTTCATAACATCACGCAGATATTGTTCTGCCTTAACCTTAGGGAGATTGCCCACATCAATATAGAAAATTCTTCTTTCTGGAGCACGTGAAATTCTATAAATGACCAAAGCATCTTCAATCATTCTTAATTGATTGAGTGCTTTTATTGCTTTATGAAGATATGATAAGGTAAGTTGTCTATTTCTATCTACAAGACCTGAAGTAACATAGGTCATAGCATCTTTTGCTATTGCAATTCCTTTGTTACTTGCTCCATATTTTTGAATACTTGATGTTGGATAATAAACAAAATACTCATCAAGTTCAGGTTCTACAAAAGAATTTGGGTCTTTTGGATCTAAATTAAATCCTTTTCTTGCATCTACGCCAGTTTTCTTTTCAACCCTCATAAATTTAACTTTGAGGGCATCTACAAATCTAACATCTATAATACCTTCTTCTGGTTTTTTAAGGTCAATTACTTTATGATATAAAAGACGTCCATCAACATACCAATTCTTAAAAATTTCATGGGCTTTTTTATCAAAATCCATCATATCTTTAATAAACTTAAACTCTTCCCTGATGATTTTCTTTAAACCATCACTGGCATTAAGATTACTTAATTCAATTTCAACTGGAGAATCATTTAAGTCACTAACAATTGCTTCATTAACTACATTTTCAATAGCAGCATCACATTCTGGATGGAGGGACATTTCACGATATCTTTTAATCAGGTCATATTCATTTCTGAATACACCTTCAATATCTACATATTGCCCATAAAATCCACTAGTTAGATAATAATCAGCCCCATCCTCGTTATTCTCGGGGACAGGGGATATTGCACTTTTAGGTAATTTAGTACTTTCATCATCAATCGAAAACCCAAAAAGTCTTGCCATCGTATAATTTTAAACTATGTACTATTTAGATGATGTCAGAAGCATTAGTTCCTGTATAAGCTTCCCAGTATTGAACTTGGAGGTCTACAGTAAACTCTTCAATTTCATTTTCATTATTATAAGAAAGGTCAATAGCAGAAACATTAGTTGGGAATACTCCCTTAACAACATACTTTCTTAAAGTGTCAATTTCTTGAGTATTGACTACATTAGGAAGAACTCCAGGACCTCTGGAAAGTTGTGCTACATTCATATCTGCCATGTAATCACCTGTGTTAATAGCACCACTTCCATCAGAAACTTTGATGATATAATTCATCCATTTTTCAAAGAAGCTTCTCCATTTGAAATCTGTATCATTGATAACAGTGATGGTCCAAACCTCAAAGGTTCTATCTCCAGCAATTTTTAAAGTTCTGCCTCTAAAAGGAACTGGAATTTCTGAAATAGTAGATGCTGGTAAACTTGCAGCCTTAATAAGCATTAAGTCTCCTTCATCAAAAGTAACACCCAATTGTGAAAAAATTGAATTTGTTGCTCCAGTGGATGTTGCAGTTGTACCTGGAAGTCCACCCTGTTCTGCTCCAAAACTTACTTCAAATAAGTTACTACGAGCACCACCTCCTTTAAGTTTTGACTTAAAGGCATCAATAGATCTTTGTTGAAAAGTAGCCATTTTAGTTTCTCCTGATTAAATTAAACTGTTCCTACAACTGTTTCAAATGAAACCCCAGTCCTGGTAGCAACAAAGGTGAGACCAATAAAGTTAATTGATCTTGCTGGTTTCACATAGATATCAGCAATAAATTCATTTCTATCAATTACATCAGGGGTGTTGTTTGTTTCATCACAAACCAAGAGGAAGTCAGTGATTCCTCTCTTAATTTGAACATCTCTTAAGTATGGTTCAACAATGTTGATGAAGTTTGCTCTTGTAGTACTATCATTAAATTCAAAGAGTTGAGCATCTGCTGCCCCTTTAATTGCTTGCTCAATAGTAATAAAGAGTCTTCTAACATTGATTCTATCAAAAGCAGACTGATAAGAGAGAGCAGTCTTATCTCCAAAGAGAATAATTCCTGAACCAGGAGATGAAATGACAGGATTGATTCTTTGTGAATAAAGTCTATCTCTTTCATCTTGTCCTGGATTATAAGCAAGTTTGATTGGGAACTTAAGAGTTCCTCTTGACTTACCTGCAGGAGAATACCAAGGGAATTGGTCAATATCAGTTCTTACACAAAGTCCTGCAACATCTGCAGAACAAGGAATGTAAACAAACTGTTGATTATATCTATCATAAACATATTGATAACCACTATCAAAGATTGCATAAGATGAAGAAGTCAGTGGTGAGAAGAATGATAAGATATTTGAAAGTTGGGTTGCTGCTGGAGATACATTAACAACTCCTGCTCTGTATGGTGAAATGCAAGCAATACAATCTTTTCTAGTTTCTGCAAGACTAATTAGTTTGTTTGCTTTTGCCTGTTCATCTTCTTTACCTAAAGAAGCACTTCCTTGGAGTAAGAAGTTGATAGTAGAAGCAGTATCTGATGCAAATAAATCATAAGCATTTGAAAGGTTTGCTAATGTTACAGCAAATCCTCCAATATTATCTACTCCACTATAGTCTGCTCCACCAGTCAAACTAAATGATTTGTTTCCAATTACATTAAAGTTTACTGCATCAGAAGCAACTCCCCAAAGACCCAGAGATTCTGAAACTGGAGTAAATGCTGATGAGAACTTAGCTTGTACTGGGTCTACTCCCCAAATTGCGTTTGTAGAATCACCAAGTGATTTGCCTGCATAAATGTATTGTGAATTTAATGCAAGATACTCTTTATAGTATACATTTTGTGATGGTGAAATAGTAGCATCACTTGCCTTAGAAAGATTTACAAATTTTTCTAAGAGTGTTTGTGGATTTCCTGATATGTTTGCTGCTTTTTTACTATCAATAACAACAACATGCAATGCATCATTAGAACCACCTCTTTCGGTTACATATGCATTGTTTCTTGGTTTTGGAGCAATACTTCTCCAAGATAAATCAGTATAGTCTCCATTAGCAGTGCTAAGTACATACTGACTGTTATACCAATCTGCAGTTGAGGATGGAGTTAAGACTGTAGAAGCTGTTCCAACTGTGGTTGCCCCTACAGTATGAATTCCTATTTGAGTAGCAGCAAAAGCATAAGTGCTATTTTCTGTATATTCTTGAACAGTTTCTACAGAAGCAACTACTTTAGATACAATCTTAACAGTAATACTAGAAGAACCAACTCCAGTAATAATTCCTTTAAGGTATCCAGAAGCTGAAGAAGTTTGACCAACCCCAGCAACTATTCCTGAAAGTGCTTGGGTTACTCCATATCCAACAGCAACATTTGCTGTTGATACTCCAGATAAAATTTGGTCTGCAAAATTATCAATTACACAAACTTTAATCCCTTCTGACCAATATCCTGGGTTCTTTGCTGCCCAATGAAATGTACTGTCTGATGAATAATCTGTTTGATAATCTGTATAATTTTCAATAGTCAATGTTGTTAATGCTGCTGCAGAAACACCAGCATTTGCATTTCTGAGGTTAGTTCCAGAACATCTAACAACTTTTAGGCTTCCACCATATGCCATAAAGTTGGATGCCGAATACCATGATTCATAATGGTAATCATTAACTGAAGGTTTGCCAAAAATTGATACTAATTCATTTTCACTTGTAATAGTAACAATTTGATTTACTGGACCTTTTGCAAAAGGTGCAGCAATTCCAGCTGACAAAGATGTGGTATTACTAATTCCACCTCTTGTTAAATCTACTTCTCTTACTTTAATACCTGGAGATGCTAAGCTAAGCGCCATTTTGACTCCTCTAAATGCTTCATTTTTGCTCTACAAGTATTTATAAATTTATTCTTTTACCTGTACTCCCACATATATGACTTATCTCCATACTCATCTACATTCCAAACATCTCCATCAGAATCAATTATTGCTTCATCTTCTATTCCTGTAAGAACAAATCCAAATGGAGCCATATCTTGTTCTATTTGATTTTTTTGTTCTTCATATAATCTTTTTCTAACATCCTGCTCAGTAAGTTCTTTGAAATAATCTTGTGAAACTAACCAAGCATAGATTACAAGGCACATTGCCAAATCATCATTACAACCTTGTTCTGCTTCAAAGGAGTTGTGCTTCTGAATAAATGTGGTAAGTTCACTAATGATTTCATAATCATTAAATATAAGTTTATCTTCTTCAATCATAGTTTTCAGATTTAGACATCCAACTTTTTTAACTGTCTTAGACATTTTAAGACCAAGTTGAGTTTTCTTTCCTGAAAATCCTTGTCCTACAATTTGCCCAGCTCTACCTCGCATAGAGCACATAAGAAGATTTTGATATTCCAAATCATATTGAATAATTGCTGCTACTTGGTCTCCAACATCATTAACTTCACAAAGTATGAATGCACTATTGTAATTTTTTGCTACATCATAAATGATGTTTGGAAATAACATAGGTTTAATTTCATTATTTCTATACTTTGCTACAATTTTGTGGGGGAAAGTAGTTATATCAAATACAACAAATGCAGAATAATCACTACCAACTCCTCTTGCCACATCAACTGTAATTACATAATCTTTATCTGGAAATGAGTTTTCATAAACATCTAATCCTTTACTTTGTTTGATTGGAGTATCATATACTAAACTCTTAAGTTTACTTGGTGAAATAAGAGTATCAACTGACCCTAAAAATTCACACTCAAACTCAATTTTAAATTGTTGTTCTGAAGTGTTTGCAATAGTTTGTTCTTTCCATTTTGCATCTCTTCCAGGAACTTCTGACCAATGAACCTCAGTTGGAACATACTCATTTTTACTTCTTTCTGCATCATGCCACAAACGGTAGAAGTGGTTCATACCATGTGGAGTAGAAACTATAATAACTTTTGTAGATTGTCCAGAAGAAATTGTAGGATATACAGATGCAAAGAAATCATCTGCAAGATGGTTTTGAACGAATGCAAATTCATCAAGGAAGATGATGTTATAAGAACCACCTCTAACTGCAGATGCTGATGTAGAAGCAGCAAGAATCTTAGAACCATTTTCCAGTTCCATAGAACCCTTGTTCCAAGCTAAGATACCTTGTTGCAACCATTTAGGTAGATTTTCATATGCAGTTTGTAATCTATTGAGAAGGTCTCTTGCAGTTGATGATTTGTTAGCAAGAATGGCAATATTTACATTATCATTAAATATAGCATAATGGAGTAAATAAGATACAACAGTTGTAGATTTACCTGTCTGACGAGGCATCTTACAAATGTTAAATCTATTGTTGTGGAAATTTCTAATTAATTTTTCTTGGAAATCATATGGTTTAAATGGTTGAAGTCCATAATCCAAAGTTACAATTTGAACATATGATTTTGCAAAATATACAGGATCATTCTTACACTTTACAAATTCAACAATTTGGTCTTGTGAAAATTGTATAGGAGTATTTGCCTTTTTTAAAAGGGGATTACCAAGATAAATGTTATTGTCCATAATAAAAAATTTTTATTAAATTAACAATTCCACTTTCTTAATGAAAGTGCTTTTCTTGTGGGTCTTCCTTTTTCATCTTTCATAGGACCAGGCATTCCACCCATCCTTGCACAAAATGATTTTCTTCTTTTTGCAGATTTACTATCTGGATCAAGTTTTGATGGTTTAGTAGTAACAGCAAGTGAAAGATGTGAACCTGGATGTTCTCTTCTATAAGATGCAATTCCTTTCTTGTTTAATCCACCTTCTGGATTCTTACCTTCTTTTTTTTGCCAAGCAGGAGATGCTTCTGCAAGTTGCATAAACTGTGAAAAAGAAATACAAGTATCTTCTGCAGCAACACAATTAGGAACTTCTTTTCCACCTTTCATTTTAGTTGGTGGTTTGCCAACTTTCTTACCAGTCCAACACTTACTTGCACCAACATTTTTTTGTGCTTGCTTCAAATTTTCACTAAAAGTATATTCTTCAGTTTTAGCAGAATCTTTCCAAGCCTTTGCAGTTGGATATCCTTCTTCTCCAGATTTCTTTGGGGGTAATCCTTTTTTCTTTCTTTGATTTACATTATAATAAAGTCCATGTTTTGCTTCTTCATTTGCTGGATGTACTGTTGCTATACTGTACTTTTTCCACATTTCTGGACCATATGAACATTCTTGTTCATATTCGTGTTTGCCACACAATGAACAGAATTTTCTATCCCCAAGTGCTTCTTGAATTTTATTGTCTTTAAACTTACTGTGGTTCTTTTTAAGACCTGTTTCCATCTTAATTAATTCATCATAATAAGTTGGAAACTCATTAACATGTTGAAGGGCAATATCAATAGCCATATCAATATTATTGGTATGCTCTTTCTCTAACTTATATCCTTTCTTTACTTGAGCAACAACTTCTTCTGGAGTAATATTATGTTTATGTGCAATCTGTTTCACAGAAGGGTGTCCCTTCATATCACCATGTCCCTCTTCCTTTTCTACTTCATATCCTTTCTCACCTATCTCGTGCTTCATAGCAGCAGCAAAAGATTTAAACTTTTTCATTTAACTTCTGTTTCCTCTACATTATTTAGAAGACCTTGCTTTATAAGTTTAGAAAGTTCTGCAGTTGAACCAACAAAAAGTGAATTGTTTACTGTAGTTGGACCCTTTTGAGGAGAATCTAAATCTCTCATTTTCTTTTGAAGGTCAATTAATTTATCTGTAGTATCTGCAACTGATTTGATTAATTGACCAGCAACTTCAAATGCTCTTGGATGACCAGATTCTTGTGCAATTTCTAATATACCATCAACTGCCTCTTGACCTTTTGAGATTAAACTATAGAGTTGACCTCTACTATATTCATAATCTTTTTGAGGATCATTAGGAGAATCTATTGGAGAAATTTCGACAGGATCTGCTATAGAAACAATTGATGTCTCTATATTAAGTGATTCTTCTATCTTGGAGAATTTGTTTCCCATACACTATATATCAAATATCAGTTCCCTGTGTGGAACTAAAGTCTTTAAAATCTTGGAAATCTGTAATTTCATCATTAAATCCAAAGTCATCCCCATAAGGAATTAGTGGATCATCTGATGCATCAATAACATTATCTTCATTATAATCTTGAAGTGCTTTTGGAGTTACTGTGTATCTAACTTCACGTTTTGCATTTAATAAGGCATCAGTTGCATAATCAACTTGAACTTTTTTAATAAGTCCTTGACTATCTTCTGGAATCTCATTAAACAGATATGTTTTTACAGTAAAGTTTAAGGTGTATATAATAACTCTTCTTGTAGTATAGTCACCTTCATAATCATCCCTAAATCCAACTCTATTTAAAACAATAGGAATATCCCTTACTTCATTAATTTCTGGAATTAATCTAACACTTACATTAAATGCTGGTTGGAAGCAAGGAAGAATTTGTTCTATAATTTGAAGTACATCATCCTGAAGTTTTCCTAAAATATTAAGTTCAAACCCAATATTATATGGAACTGGTGAATAGATATTGTTTATTACTTTACCATCAGATGTTTTTGGTGCTTTAAATGTTTGGATGACAGAAGACTTTCTTTGTGGGTCATAGTCTATTGAAGTCATTTCAAATGACATTCTTGGAAGAGTTAATGCAATCTTTCTATCTCCTGCTGGACTTTGTTCAATTCTTGCTAAGAATTTTTGAACAGGTCCATAAGAAAGGGGAACCTGTAATACAGATACTGGATTATTAGTTTCGTCATAATGTCTAACTTGAATGTCATTGAATAAAGTTCCAAAAGCAGTTACTGTTTTGCTTATCGCTTTATGGTAAAAGTATCTTCCAAACATTTTAATTTTTTGTAAAGTTTATTTTTTTAAACTTCACCAAATGGATTGACTTCGGTAAATACTAAAATATCATTAGATTCTTGTTGTATTTCCTCATCTTCATCATATGCTGAAGTTGTTAAATATGTATTGTATTTAGATATAATATAAGTAGCAGTTGATGCAGATCCTACAATTACATCTCCAACAACAAAATCAGTTTCAAATCCATCAACAACAAGTTTTTTAGTTTCAGCATCCCAAGTTTTAACAAAACCTTTTGCTCCAGAAATAGATCCTGTAACTTCTTCGTTGAAAATAAAATTACCTGATGAAACTGTAGATCCTGCTCCAATAGTAATTGTTGGTGCTGTTGTGTATCCATAACCAGCATTTAGAATTCTAATAGTAGAAATTCCTCCATTAGAATTTATAAATGCTTTTGCTATAGCAGTAATTCCATTTCCAACTGGTCCAGAAATAGTTACAGTAGGTTCTAATGCATAACCTTGTCCTGGATATGATAATGTTATTGGACCAATACTTCCTGAAGTTGCTATTCCAACTTTAACTTGTGTATTATATCCTCCTCCCCCATAAAAAGTAACTATTGGTGGTTTGTTTGAATAATATCCAGATCCTGGATTTTCAATATAAACTTGATCCAAACTTTGGGAAGACAATAATTTTCTTTTACTTGTAGTAAACCCAACTAAAGTCCCTTTGATTCCAGTTATTGGAGAAGATACTACCATAGTTGGTGCAGAACTATATCTATATCCTCCATTGATAATATCTACTGTTTGAATTCCTCCAGTAACTATTGAAGTATATGCAGTAGCAGTAATACCAATTCCAGAAACTGTTATTGTTGCATCATATCCAAGAGCTTTGATTGCACTATCAACCTCATTGATACTTGTATTAATTTCTTCATCTTCTAATTCAAATAATTCACATCTTAATTCATACACATAATTTTTTTGAAGTTGATAAAATGGTTTTCTATTTTCAACATATTTAATTTCCATTAAACTATCACTTAATGGAATATAAAGTAAATCTCCTTCATTTGGTCTTAATGCATTTACGCCTTGAATAGTTCTTGTCAATTCTCCAATATAAGTTTCAAAACGTTCTTTTGAAATAATTAATGTCATTTCATCAGTAACTTTGACTCCAAATTTAGACATTAAAACGCTATTTGGATCAAACCCTTCATAGTTGACCAAATATGCTTCTATTGGAAATGCATGTTTAAATTTTGAATATAGAACTTCTTTAATTATTTTTCCTTGAGAAACAATTTCTCTGGGCATATAGTAAACTTCTATGCCATACATTTTTAATTGCTCGTTAATTAAGTCTTGAACGAGACTTTGTTCTCCTGTTGTTCCTTGTATGAAAAATGGATTTAACATATTATCCTATCATATCGAATGGTGCTGTTTCATACTCACTCAACATTCTCAATCTAATTGCTTCTAATTCTTTTACTGCATCATCATAAATTTGTCTTCCATTCAATTCAATACCACCTGGAAGTTTAACACCCTGAAACTTAATTAAATTTTGCCCCCACTGCTTCTTAACTAAAGCAGTAAAATACATTTTTAAGAAAGAATCATTATATACTTTTGTATAATCATTTGGGTCAAGTATTCTATAACACTCCATAATAAGGTAGTTTCCTGCAGTTATAGAATCCCAGCTCATATCAATATAAAGTCTACCTTGCCTTTTATTAAATCTAATTTGTCTTTGTGGATTAACAATCCAATCAATATCTTCAAGATATCTCTTTGTTACATAGTAATTTAAAAGTTCAGTTGAACTAAACCAATAAATATCATTTAAAAATAATTGATAATTAACATTAAATAAATTTGAAGTAATAGTTCTATTATCTAATTTAAATACTCTTTCTACACCAATTACACTATCTGGAACTGGAATGTAATTTGAATTTTCTTCCCAATTAAATGATCCTGTAGGAGAAGTTACAGTAGTAGTTGCTATACCAACATTATATCCACCACCTTTAGATCTTCCTCTTTGAATATCAGCATCAGTAAATTTATACTTGAGAAACATTTTTTCAACGCCATCAAAATGTCTCTCATTAAAATATTGCAAAGCATCATCTAACCTATCATCAAGTTGCTCATCTGCAACGTTGATTTCTAAAACAGGAGCACCAAGTTGCCTTAAAGTGTAATCTTTTAATTCTTGTCTTGATGCGGGCTTTGCCATTATTCCACTACTTTTTTAACTATTTAGATCATCTAACATTAAAGTAGATATTGTTTCTTGTTGTTTCATATAAAGTTTTACATAACATTTGCATAGATTTCTCATTAAATCTATATTAGTGCAAGTATCAAGTTCTCTTGAAATTTTTTCAAATTCAAATAATTTGGTAATAGTTTCAAGTTTTAAATCTTCATGATCCATTTAAAATTTCCTTTAACATAAATTTAATTTCATCAATAGATTTTTTTAATTCACTAATATCATTTTCAAAAGTTTCATTTTTATTTTTTTTATTTAAAAATTTACTTTTGTTGTAATTATATTTTAATAAAGAATTACTGTCTGTATTTAAAATAGCATTTGTTTTAATATCTCTAATCAAAGATGGATGTCCTTCCACCTTTGCATAATCCCCTTCTATCATTTCAGAGCAATTGTTCTTAATCTCTTAATCAATGGAGATTGTGCTTGATTTGAACTAGATCCAATTATTTTTATTTCAAAACCAGTAAATTCTGGTAAATTATCAATAGTATATTGATACTCAAGATATTCATTTTCTTTACTAATAGGCATCAAACTATCTGATAATCCATTATTATATGAAGGATTAATAACATTTCCATTTACATCCAGGTTTGAATAACCAGGGAAAAATTCCCATTGTTGGTCTACATCTGGGGTATCATTTCTAAAAATTTTATAAAGAACTCTAACATCAGCATCTTTTGGTCTATAAACATCAACATAAACTTTTAATGAATTTGCTGGGTTAATAAGTTTAATTGGATTAGTAATATGAACAAATGCATGAGGATCTAAAGTATTTGAAGAAACTCTGTTATCTGAAGTATAACCAACTCCAACAATTGGTTGATTAATTCTATAATTTTTAGTAGTTAAAAATGCCTGGTCAATATCAACAATTGGAGAAATGTTTGAGCTATTTGTATCAAAAGTTAAGTCTAAGGTTAAAGATTTATTTCCAACAAATTCAGTTGCATTTAAAAATACATTTTCATTTTCTTCAGAACTTACCATCCTAACTGTATTAAAAATAGTTTTTCCAGTTGCATCTAGTGTAGAATATCCTGCATCTGTATAAGAAATTTCTGTTCCATTGGCACTTGTTCCAAAAACAGTTCTTACTGAAGCTGCAACATTTGTTCCATTAGAAATATTAATAAAGTTTGGATTTAATTCTACTGTATTAAAAAGTTTATTTTTAGTAGCATAAACAGAATTGCCACCACCAAATTTAGAATCTTTAAATGTAGTTGGAACATTAATATAATAAGAATCTAATGTAATTGTAGAATTAGCACCAGAATCTACAAAGTGTTCTGTATTAATACTTCTTAGGGATACTCCATTAAATTCATACTTATATGCTAATGAATTTACTGGATGATTTACTTTAGAAGTACTGTCTATAGACCTTGCAATTGTTGTAAGTTGATTTATACCAACTCCTTGATACTCTATAATTTCTCCATCAATTACAATATATCCTGGATTAGTTGGAGAAACTGTTGCTCCTTCAAAAGTTGAAAAAATGGATGTACTTGCTACACTAATTGAACCAGTATCTGTTAATCCATATCCAACTGTTATTTTAACAGGAAGAATATCTGATTGAATTCCAGAAATCTTAACTTTAGAATTTGGATAATTTAATCCATGATTTGGATGACTAATTAACATATAATTGCCATCATTAGGAGCAGAAAATCCTGTGGTAATTGCTATTGGATTTTGTGGTAAAAGATTATCAACAGAAAGAACATTTACCTTAGAATTATAGAATCTAGATGTTCCTCCAGAAGTTATAAAATCACATCTCTTTAAATTAAACTTAAGATCGTCAGTTTGTACAGCATTCCATGTAGTGGAATTTTGTGATTTGAAAAGTGACCCCAATGAAGGTTGTTTGTTAATTATAATTTTTTCAACTTCAGGTTTATTTGCTGTTGTAATTTCAACTTCACCAATTCTAGAAGTCCAAACTGTATAATTATTAGAATCTGAAATCAATACTAAAGCATACTCTCTTCCACCTTCCAATCTAGTTAAATCATTAAATGTAAATGTTGTTGCAACAGAAGCATCTTGACTAATATTAATTTGTGATGGGAACAGAACTTTCTCTAAGTTACCTACAATTTTATCAGAACCACCTGGATAACCATTTACAACTTCTCTAACTTGTAAAGATACTGGAATTGTTGTATCTTTGGAAGCAAAGAAAATATCAACTGAAGATGGGAATATACCAGTTTCTTCTGAAATTATAAAACTTTGTGCTATAGGGTCTCCCCATGTAACAGTAACAGATGTAATTTCATCTCCTTTTGAAGTAAAATTAGATACACATTCACTAATTTTTTCTCCAGGAAGTCCTTGAGATTGATATTCTAAAACTCTTACTGGAGAAATTCCTGTATTAAATTTTGTCTGAGATGTTAATGGATTTGGAATAAAAATACTTCCTATCAATGTTCCATTATCATCTGATACTAACTTAATATCAGATACAGTAGCTGTTGCTCCACTTTGACTACCAACCAGTATTGAATTTTTTTCAATATTTCCAAAGAAACTTGATACATTAGATACTTGTAAAGAAGCAGTATCTATATTAATAGTGGAAGATTGTGGTCCATAAATTGTAGAAAGACCTACAGATGGATTGTATGGATTAATAGTATAAGTTGATGTAGGGGAATTATATGGACCAGACTTATGATTTGGAACACATACTCTAAATTGACATTGAATAGTATTTTCTGGTGACCCTGCTGGTGGATATACCACAACAGTTTCTCCAACTTCAAATGCTTTATTTACTCCTGTTATCTCTAAGAGTTTTGGAAATACATATGTAGAACCATTAAAATTAGAAGTAATGTCTTTAGAATCAAATAATAATTTAAATCTAGTATTTGGTTTTAATCTTGTAGAAGAAAATTCTATATTCCTAGACCTAATATTAGGTGTTTCTCTATAAGTTACATATCTTTCTGTAACATGATGTCCCCAACGAGTTTCACTTTTTTGCAATTGAACTTCCCATCTATCTGAAGATGGATTTAATGTAAGATTACCTGACCAAGTAGTTACATTATATGGATTTATATTAATTACTCTACTAGCAAACTTTTGAGAAGCATACTCTATCTCACTATAGTTTAATGTTAATGATTTTCCAGTTAATCTTAAATTATTTGAATTAGTATTTGATAAATTAATTTCAGATGAAGTAACTTCAGAATCATCACTGTATAGTGTTAAGTCTACTCTATCTTTTTGTATTGGAGAAGATAATGTATTATTTGAAATAGTAGCATCATAAATTAAAGATTCTGTATTTGAAAAATTATAAGAATCAAAATTATCAACAAAAAATCCTGATTTAAATCTATTAAATCCATCCTTATCTTCAATTTGTAAATCTTTTACTGATAATTCAAGTAAAGACAATGAGGTATAATATTCTAAGTTTGAAACTCTATTTTCTATGCCTCTTAAATCTGACATAGTATATCTCTTATTGTCAGTAAGATTAATGATAATATCAGTTTGTACATTATAAACATAAGGTTTTCCAACTATAGTTGCAACATCAAGAACTTCATTTGAAATTGTAGGAACAGTTGGAGACTCACTTGGTTGTCCTAATACTAAATTGAAATTTCCAATTTTATCTAAAGTAATCTTATCAATTCTTCCAAGATAAAAATCATAATCAAACACAAAATTTTCATTAGAAGCTAAAATCTGTGCTGCATTTCCTCCATAATTACTAAAGTTTCTTGAAGAAAAATCAAATGGACTTATAAGATTTGATAAAGTATAAGATTGTACTTTGGGTCTAACATCTATTGCATCTGTATTTCTTATAGATTCAAATACTGGAATTAAATTTTTATCTACTGATGATGGATAACTATTTGATGTAATAATATCTCCATTATCTGTTGATTCAAATGAGAAATAATCAAATACAATTTTTAATCTTCCTGAAGGTTCTTTAGAATTATCTTTTCTTATTAATCTTGAAAAGTCATAATATTGCTTTCTTTGTCCATTATCAAAGATAAAATCATTAACAATATTTTTGTCTCCAGATGTTACTGATGATACTGTTGCAGTATATCCACTTTCTTGGAATGTAACTATTTCACCTGAAATAAATGATTTATTGTTTTTATAAACCAAGTAAATTTGTGTTGTTGTTTTTTGTTGAGCATAGATTGCAACAGCACCAGAATCTGCTCCAACAGCAACTTCACCAACTATTAGGTCATTGGTATTTGAAAGTGGTCCAGATATTCCTGAGAGGGCAATATAGGGCAATGCTGCATCAGATGTTGTAGATGATTCAAATATACCATGAACTTGAATAGCATCAGCAACATTCAAGCTAATTTCATTATCTTCAACTCTTACGCCATAAACAGTTGTTGCTGCCAACCCAACATTTTTTGGTTCAGTATATTTTGTATTTGTTACTGTAGAAACAAAACATCTGTTTAATTTTTTAAATTTAGATGTTACTTTTGATTTAATTTGAGTTGAAATAATATAAGATGTTCCTGTAAAGTTAGTTAATCCAGAAATAGTTAAATCTTTATTTCCATTAGTATATGTAAAAGTTGCATTAGAAAGATTTTCTAATGTTTCATCAGAATTTGATAACAAATATCTTTCTTCATCAAAAGAAGTATAAACATAATTGCCAGTTAATGTTGGCAATGTTAAAGTTGTTCCTGTTCTGGAAAGTGTATTTTGCTTTTTAATGTAAATATTGGTGTTTAATGTATCTACATTAGAAATATTAGAATTGCTTAATTTTGAATATAAAGAGGAAGATTCTTCCTTATTAATAACTATTGTTGGTCTAATTAAATTTAAATTTTGTATTTGATATGTTCCTGTTCCAATGTCTCCAGAACAAATATTTGTTACTGTAGATAATCCAACAATTTCAATTTTATTTTTTGATGCATATATTGATGTTACACCAACATAAATTGCTGAATTAATTCCTGAGATTGAATATGAAATAACATCATTTACATTCAATGCACTAGCAAATGAACTTCCATTATCAGATGTGACTGTAGTAATACCAGCATCTATGTTAAATGTAAATGGTCCTATAATACTGTATCCTTTAGATAATACAGAATCTCCTCTAAAACTTGTAATTGGTTGATATACTGATTTAACATCATTGATAGAATAATCTGTTATTGTTTGAATGGTTTGAACAACTTCTACACCATCTACAGTTAAAGATTCTCCAACAAAGAATTTTCCAGATACTTGATATAAATTTATATTTGATCCAGTTGTTACTACTTTAACATATCCAGTAGCACCACTATTATTTCCTTTTATAAAAGACCCAACATTGATTGATGCAACAGATCCTGATAATGTTAGGTTAGTATATGTTTGAATATCAAATAGATATAAATTAAACTGACTTGATGGACTTGAATAAGATGTATTATTAGATTCAAAATCATAAACTCTAGCAAGACCAATAGTGCTTCCTAAAGCAACGCCATTTTCCAATCTTTGATTCATCAAAGATATTGTGTCTGATGTAGATAATCCAATGTTTGGTGAATTAAAAACATTATTAATTCTAATTAAATCACCACCATAAAATGAAGATGATGAATTAACTGTTTTTGTTTCTCTTGGTTTTGGATAATCTAATAATACAGACCCTGTAGATATCTCATATCCCTTTACATATGATTTACCTGGAGAAACTTTGAGTAACCCAAGATCTGCAGATGGAGTTGACCCATCTTGTGTTTTTTGAGTATCTAAGTATATTCCACCATTTCCAAGGTAATTATTTAAAGATTCAGTTGCTTCTATTGAATATGGATAAACATAATAGTTTCCAGATTCCTCAAATGTTCTTCTTGCTAAGATATCATTAATACTATTCAAACTATCATTCTTTTTAATAGTTTGCAATAAACCATTAGTAACTCTAAAAAGTTCTATAAAATCATTATCATTAAAGTCATCTAAAGGTTTTTTAATTAAACTTAAAGTAATTTTTAATCTATCTGCTCCTGGAGCTGCATAGTTTGAAAATCCTTGGGCATTATCATTTAATGATGAATCTTCATCAGAATTTACTAAACTTTCTACAATTTGTAATCCAACTCTGTAAGAAGGTGTATTTGAATATTGATCTAAAATTATAGTATCTTCATTTACATTTACAAAATATCCTCTTACAAAATAAACACCAGAATCTATTTTGGCAGCAGAAGATATTGATGTAGAAACTCTATTTACAAAAGAAGAAACTTTTGCAAATTCTGAATTTGTAAAAATATATGAATTTCCTACTTGAAGGTCTTCAAGAACAATTAATTCTTCCCCATCAAAAAATACTTGATCTGTAAAAGATGTAGTATCTGTAGTGTTTGATGAACTTAAATAATTAATATAAAGTGTTGTAGATTCTCTTTTTGAATCTAACTTAGAAAGAACTTTTACTACTTTTGCTTTAATATTTGATAATTTTCCTTGGATTTCTTTTCCAATTAAATTAGAATAATATGATTCTACATCAATACCATTGTAGGTACTTTCTATTTCTACTGCAGTAAAATTATTATCATATTTATACCCACCAGGAATTACTACACCACCATCATTAAAAAAAGAATTTCCAAATTTTTCAATTTGATTTTGTAATATTGATTGGAGCGTAGTTAATTCTCTAGTCTGTACTGTTACTCCAGGTTTAAATAAAACCTTGTAGTAATCATTACTCTCGCTAAAGTCATCAAAATATGGACTTTTATTGAGATTAGTACTTTGGGGCATTTTAGAACTCTATGATAATTTTAATATCTTCTCTTTGTTGAGATTGTCTGGTAACAGAAACTCTGTTATCTACATAGACAATATCACCACTCTTTGTATTTATATCTGGATTGGAAAGACCACCAACAAAAGTTTGACCAAAATATATATTACCAACATTAATTCCAAAAAATGAAGTATCTACTGAATAAGTAGATGAAGTTACTCCATCAGTTATAACTACGCTGCTTCCATCAAAATTTGCATAATTGTATCCATTAGAAGGTTCAGTATAGTTTGAAAAAGAAGTACCAACAAAATATGGATCTGAAGAAGTTGTAGTTCCTGAAGTATAAGTATCTGTATAAAATTCTTTTGGTTTTGTATATTTAACTACAAATGTTGTTGAATTAATGTAAGTGACACTGACTACACTTCCAACAGCACCTGTACTTGCTTGAATAATTTTAGAATCCTCAGTAAATCCTGCAGATGCATCTCCCAACAATTTAATAGCATAAACACCAGAACCTGTTGTGTCAGTAAAATTAGTAGTTCCTCCAAATGCCTTTAAATTTCTAAAAATTCCAACTCTAGCAAATTGATTTCCTTCAATAAAGTCTGGATTTCCAATAATATTTTCTATCCTGGTATATGCCAATAATTTATTACATCCAAGTTCTTTGTAAATATTACCTCCATGTCCTCCTGGTGGGGGAATAATTACATTAAATATTGATTTTGAAAATTTTGGTGCTACAATAGAATCTAAATCAAGTGTTGCAAATGTATAACCAGAACCTGATGAAGTGACTGTAACTTTACTTGGCCTTAATTGCTCATCAAATTCTACTGTTGCTTTTCCTCCAGTACCATCACCAAGAATGTCAACATTATTGATTATTGTTTGACTTGTTGAATATTCTGTAGCAGATTCAATTAAAATAGTTTGGATTGCTCCATCAACAGCAGAATCTCTAATTCTAGCAATTTCTGTATTTGTACTTGTTTCCCAATTATTAGGAACAGAAATATAATTAGTAGAATCAAATTTTAATACATCTGCTGGTGAAATAGTATACAAATATTTCCAAGTATATCCATCAGACTCTAAAAGAATGTCTGTATGTAATGGTTCATTAACTGATACTACACCCTTATTATTATTGGATGGAGATGCCCCATTGTTGATGCAAATATAAACTTTATATTCACTATTCATTACATAATATCTACTACTATACAATGTAGTATAATTCGTAATTGGTGTTAAATTGTTGGCACTATAATCATGCCTATACATATCATATTTTAATCCAGACTGCCAAACAATTTTTGGAATAACTCTAATTACATTAGAAGATGTTAATTTTTTAACACCAAGAACAGTATTTTTATATTCATTTAAATGATTAAAATTATCTATTGGATCTGGAGTATTACTATTCCAATCTGTTCTAATCTCTTGGTAATTGGAAAGACCTATAAATGTATAGTAATTTCCATTTGCACTAATATCATCAATTGTATTAGTGCAATTTTGTATTCTTAAATTATCTGTTATAATTGCTGGCATTTTAGTGGCACTTTATGTTATTTATTTCAATTCCAAACATTATTAGATGCATCATATATATATCTCCAAATTGAAACTGAAGATATTCCAACTGAATTTTGATAAGTTGATAATCCAACATAAGATGATCCAATTGAAACTACAGTAGATCCATATCCTATAAAGTCAGATTCTAAATAATCTCCAAGTTGAATTCCAACACCAACCAACGTGTTAATTCCAACAGTACTTATTCCAGTAAAAGTTCCTGCAGTAACACTTATTCCTGTATATATTCCAACTTTAGATTTTTGAGATATTCTAGATTTTGGTACTATGTATCCATCAATAATTAAATCTCTCTTTTGTTGAGTCCAATCAATTGCTCTTAATTGTGATGAATTTGAAGATAATCCTTCTAAATTATATAATTCAGTTTTTAATTGATCTGAAGTCAATATTTCTTTTACTGTCCTAGAAAGTTGTTTTTGTGGGGATGTTGCAAAAAGATCTTTTTTAATTTGTACATTATCACCTTTTTTAATAGTTTCTTCCACATCAACTAGTTCAGTATCACCAAAAGTACCTTTGTAAAAATAAACTTTTAAAGTACTTCTTTCGTATGTACCATCTTCTTTCAATAGTGCTGGAGGTGCTTCTACAAAAGTTATTTGTGTTCCTCCATTAAATTTATAAGATTGTCCTGGGATTTGTAATACATCATTTAAAAATACTAATAGATTATATGACAAATCAATTTCAGACCCTGCTTCAGATTCTAAGCTAAGTGGATTTGATACATTGTCTATAGTTTCTCTAATAGTAAAGGTTTTTCTAACTCCATCTACATAGGGAGTTAAATCATCTAATTTTTGCAATATTCCTATATTCCAAGCAGCAAAAGCATCCTTCCCAACTTCTGTAACTGTGAATTGTAAAGCATCAGAAGCAGTATATGCTGAAGCAGTAACTATTCCTGTAGGATAAAGAACTTCTCCTATTGTATATCCATACCCAGCATTAGTAACATAAAAATCTTTAATTGTTCCATTAATGGAAATATTAAATGATACAGAAGCACCTATACCTAATGTAGACCCTTGAAGAGGAACATTATCATATGCTATTGGAGGATCTATAATTACAGATGGGGAAGTTGATGGAGTATATGTTCCAGTTGGAACATTATCTATAAGATTTATAACAACTACCTGACCATCAGACACAATAGCTTCTGCCAAAGCAGAACTTAACTCTTCATTTTGATTTTCAAATCTTACACTATAAGTACCATCTTTATAACCAGATCCTGGATTGGTTATTGTTACTCCTGCTATAGTTCCCTCTGGAGTAATTGCATAAACATATGCTTCTGCTTGAACTAGAGGTTGATAATTATTTCCAGAAGATAACCCATAACCAACTATTATTCCTCCTCTTGGATATCCTGCAATATTAACATCATAATCTTTAGATGTTAATATTCCAGTTTTATTATTGCCTATAAAGGTAATACTGGTAATTCCAGAAACAGTATCTTCATTAAAAATAAAAGATTCTTCAAATTCTGGATATTGAAAAATATTATTAATCAATACAATTCCATTATCTGATTTTATTCCAACTGTATTAATTCCAGAAGAAGTTAGTGTAAAGGATGTAGTAATTCCATTAAATTGTTCTGAAATATCATCAAAAACTAAATTATTATCATAATTTGATTTTAAAAATATTCTTCCATTAAAAGTACTATTATTATTTGGTTCAACTTGAAATATCTCAATAGTTTTAACTGGGTCTGAAATTGGAAATGGATTTGAAATTGGTATTTTTATATTATTTTGTGAATCCAAATAAGAAGATGCAAAACTAAAATTATTTTCAAAATTTTTAATTAAAAAATAATTTTTATTAGAAATTAATCCATCTGGTGGTCTAATTGAATAAATGACAGCTTGATCTCCAGTTTGAAATGTACTTCCAACTAAATTAAATGAGTACTCTGTATAAATTATATCTTCTGCAGGTATTTTAACATTAATAACTTTTCCTTCTAGTGGAGCACTAGTAAAATAAATATTACTTTTTAAAATATTATAATTTCCTTCCATTATAGAAACTACTGAAAAATTATTAATATTTTCCAAATTTGTTCCTAAAAATGAAGCATTTCTCAATAAAATAACACTTTTTGTATTGTAATCTAAAATTGAAATTACCCTTGCTAATTCTGTATTAAATTTTAAAATAGTTCCTGGTTTAATATTTTCTAAAGAATCTACTATAATAACAGAATTATTGGAGGGAGAAACTGTATATCCTGTGGTAGAACCAACAGATAATGGAGATTGAATTATATTATCAATAGTAATTAATGATTTTGAATTTTGCTTAAACATTTCAAATGTGTGGTCTGTTCCAACCCCAACATTTGTAATATCCACATATGAATTACTTAATGCTAAGGATGCAGCAAGAGCAACTCTTATAGTATCTTTATTTACAACAATGGGATATATTATAGGAGGCAATGTAGTAATCCCACTAGCACCAGGGCTTAATGAATTTATTCCAATACTATATCCAGTTATGGAAGGTTGATATTTAATTGGTTCTCCAGTATTATAAAAATGATTTATAATTTTTATAGTATCATTATCAGTATCTACTATATTACTACTACTACCATCAAACCTTTTATAAAAAATGGGATATGTTTGATGTTCTAGTGGAAAACTTGTTCTTCCAAAAACATTTGGAATATATGTTGCTTCTATATTTGCCATTTTTTAATTAAAGTATTGATGAAATGTTTTTTTCAAAGAACGTGATATTGTAATCTGCATTTTCTGTTGGAATATAAAATACTTGATAGGTATCTGAAAGGACATCATATTGTACACTAAAGTTCAAATCACTAATATTTCCTAAAACCCCATATTGAATATTTTTCATATAATCACTTCCAAAATAATTAACCATATCAATACCGATTAAACTTTTTTCTGAAGTGACCCCTACTATTTTTTCTACTTGAATAATATATTTTGATGCAGAATACCCAGAATCCATGGTAGACACAAGTTCTGGGTTTCCTGAAGTAGCTCCAACAATAGAAATACTATTACTATTTAATCTACTAAAACCATCAATTTGTTGTTGTGGAGATGTTGATGAATTTACTATAAAATTAAAGTTGCCATATACAGTTACTGGAACATTTGGTTCTCCATCATATGTAATTATTAAATTAGATCCACTTGTAGAAATGCCAATTGTACCAATTCCAGATAATATATTTTCAGAGTAAATATTAGTTTGTAAATCTCCAAAATTATATAAGAAAGAAGTTTCATAATATTTTTCAATACTATTTGCTGATGATGAAATTCCAACAAATAAAGTTCCAGAATTAGTTTCTGATAAAGGTATTGAGTATATTGTTTTCTGTGTTGGTGTTAGTTCAGCAGCATATGTTGTAGTTATATTGATATTTTTATTATATCCATAAGAATTTGTAGTAATTCCTACATTTAAATTTGCATCTTCTTTAATTGCTCTTACAGAAATTCTTACATAAGGATTTGTGGGAGCAAAATTGACAAGTATAATCTCATTATTAGTTGGATCTATATCTGCTGTTATTTTTCCAAGTCCTTTAGGATCATCATATGCATAAGAAGTTAAATTTATAGTATTTCCATTTCTAGTTAAATACAATTCAAAAAACATTGGATTTAAATAACTGCCCAAAAATGTTTCTGATGATTGAATAAAGAAAATATATTTTGATGTTAGTTTGGAAAGAATTTGATCTACAAGAATTGAAACTACAGGAGCATTATCTAAATTAAATAAATTTGAAATGTTATCTACTGATAGAACTCTATTATTCTTAGATAAAAGATAATCAGAAATGATTCTGCTATTGAATGTAATTTTATCAGAAGAAACTAAATTATAATCTTCAACATTTTCAGTAACCAAATCATAAGTATTTTTAGTGTTTATATCAACATAAGATTCTAAGGAAATATTTAAAGATGAAGAAGATCCTGGTGTTGTTGTTATTCCAGATAATTGTATTTCAGGAACAGATTCTACCATTAAATCTGAAAACTTTTTATATCCAGATACATGAGATAAATCTGAAACAATAGAATCCCAATTACTTAATTGTTCAGTACTTTTTAATGAATATGAAAAATTTTGATAATAATCATTATCTGGCAATTTTTGAACTACATTAGAAAGTTTTCCTCTATCTTGTTTCCAACCAAATTCTTGAGAAACACTGGAATCTTTAAAGAATTTTGCAAAATAAGTTTCAATTTTAGAAACTTTTCCTTTGGCATTACTACTTGCACCTATAATAGAATCTCCAACAATAATAGTATCTGGAGTATTAACTTTAACAATATCTGATATAGGATCATTCTTATCATTATTAATAACAATAGAATTATGATTTAATATAGATTCTTTTGAATAAAAATTATTTTTCTTTAAAGTGACATTTATTTGTGGGATATATTTTGAATTGACAACTATTGCATTTGGAGATAAATCTAAGGCAAAAAATCCAGGATCACTTGGAGAAATATATGTAATTGAAGCTCCATCTACTGACCCATAAGCAGGATTAACAGAATCTATAACAAAAAATTCATAATCATATGATGATGAATTATATCCAGATGGTGTGACATTTTCTATAAAAATTGTATCACCAGCAGTAAATGGCAACTTATTAGATAGAGTAAATCCTAATGGTGGAGTTTTTAAAGTTAAAGTAACTTTTTTATCTAATGAATTATAAGATGCTCCTAATATTTGAACTCCATTTGTATTATTTTTAAAAACTAATTTAGTATCTGTGGATTTTAGTCCAGAACTACCATCAATTAAATCAATGGTATTAATAGAACCATCTTTCATAACAACTGAAGTTACAAAATCTTGTATGATTTGCTTTGATGCTTTACTATAAAGATTTACTGTTGGTGCTTGTAGATAATTTGCTCCACCAGAAATAATTTGTAAAGAACCTACTTTATAATTATCATAAACAAAAATTGTAGAATAAAGATTTGAAAATGGATTTAATGTTTTATCTGAAGGTAAAACAAACTCATTATTAATAATTTTTGATTTTATTATTTTTCCAATAGTATTGCTTATTGGTAATAAGTTTGCATCAGAACCATTTCCAGAAATAGATTTAATTAAAGGTAATTTTTTATATTCACATCCTTTGGATAAAATATTAATTTTTGCAATAGGACCAGAATAATTTGATGAGATTACATTATATAATAATGTAGATAATGCTGATGTGTATTGAGGTCTTTCGCAAACATTAGGATAATTTAATGTAAATGATGTATCTGTTGTTGATACCACATTTAAATGTTTATTTGAATAGTAACTTTCATTTGTTAAAATAGTATTAAATCTATCTACAGTCTCATCAATATAAACTTTTTTAATTGTAGATTCTATGTTATAATAAAGTATTCTTGGAGTATATTCTGATATTTTCAATGTTAGTGAAGTATCTGCTTTAATAACTTCTAATCCATTTTCCTGATTGCCAAGATATTCATTTACAAAGTTTTTATCAGTATAAAGTTTAAAAACTGTGTTAGATAAAGTACTTGAGGATAAATCAAATATAACAGTATCATTTTTATATAAATCAATTTTTGGATTTATTAATCCATTGATTGATAATTTTGCAGATCCTGAACCATAAGTAACAGTTAGCGTGGTTGTAATGCCAGAAGTAACATTTAAATATACTTCATCATTAACTGATAAATTATGATTTTCTGTTGTATTTACTGTAACTTGATTGAATAAAACATTTCCAGTAACTATATCTCTATTTGTAGTAAACTTGTGTAATCCAGAAGTATCTAATGTTTGTGATGCACTAAAAAGTATTAAATTATCTGTTGACTTTAGTTGACTTCTTTCTGTTACTAATCCAATAGTATTTTCTCCAGTTTTAATAACATATAAATTTGCTAAAGTATTTAAACTTGCTCCACCATTTACTATAATTGGATTTTGTCCTGGATGATATACAATACTATCCCCAGTATTAAATTTATTATTTGGCAATAAGATTTCACCAGGAGATATAAATTTGGTAACACTTACACCATATCCTAAAGGATAAATGGTTAAAGTGTTGCCCATACCAACTGACCTATCTGTTCCAATAGAAACTGAACTAGATGGTAAGAAATAATATGAATCATTAGATTCATTTAAATTTAAAATCTTTGGATAATCAAAATAAATTTTGTTTGATAATAATGTAACAGTTACATTAGCAGCATGTGCTGGAGCAAATAGTTCCCTTTGAACATTGACTGCATTATTTTCATAATCTAATCCAACTACAGTTAAAATTTCATCCTCTATTTGAATTTTAAAATCAATATCAAAATTAAAAATAGAAGATTTTACTTTTATTGATGTAAAGGTTCCAGTTATTGATTGACTACCTAAAGATTCTGCTAAATTAGTAGTAAATGATAAAGTATTAATTTTTCTAAATCCTTCAATTTCTACAAAATTTGCATCAGATATAGAACTTATATTAACATAAGTATCATTAATTAAATTATGTGGGAGTGTAGATATTCCAATAACTTTATTATTATCATAAGTAAAAGTTAAGTTTGATATTTGATTTATTACTGAAGTTATACTATTGACACCAACACCAGACAATTCTGAAACTTCTGCAAAAGCACCAAATCCATCGGTATTTGTATTATCAAAATTAATTGCATCTAAAATGGAATAAGATTTTCCTCCATTTAAAACTAAAATATCATCTACAGACCCTAAAGAAGTATTAACTACTATACCATCATTAACTGATGAGTTGGCATTAAATTTTACATAATCATAATAATTATCTTTATTTTCTACCCCATATGGAAGAGTATGTTTTACAATATCTAAATTGTTAAAATTGATAGATTGATTAATTTTAAGATTAAAATTATCAGACTCAATTACAAACTTGTAAGTATCTCCAATAATGTATGGAAATACTGGAATCCTATTATTGGTCATAGTGCAGAAATATGCATAAACCCCATTTGGATATTCTGGAGTTATGCAATATCTTCCATTGTGTTCATCCAAATCTCCTAATCCATTAATATATTCATAATCTTCAATAAATGAATATGTATTTGGGGTTTCTTTATTTTGTTTTAAATTATAGCTAGAAGTTAATCTTTTTATGCCACCAGTTCCATCTGAGTTTTTATATCCATCTGGTCCATAGATTGGACAACCATCATATGCCCATCCAATAATTTTAGAATGGACTGTAGGAGGATTTGTAGTTGTTACTGATGGGATTCTAAATTCAGTAAAGAAATTGGAATTGGTTAAATGGAATATTCCAAAAATATTTCCAAACAAATTATAATTTTTTCCAAGTAAAACACCATCAATAGTATTTGATAGTGCAAGTTTATCAATTTCATTTAAAGTCCAAGATTGTAATTCAGAAGAAACTTTTAAATCTTTCCCTACACTAATAATATTAATTCTTGTGGTATTATCATATCCAACGCCTGGATTTACTATGTTTACAGAAACAATTTCTCCATTTACTATGTTGGGTTCTAAAACTGCTCCATATCCTGTTCCAACTACTTGGAGTTTAATAGAATTAAAATAATTTGTACCTTTAGTTTTTACTAAAACTGAATTAATTTCTCCATTAAAAATTAATGCTTGTATAGATGCACCAGACCCAACTAATTCTGAAACTTTTGGAGAATAATTAAAATTAACTATAGAATCACTACCATATCCTGATTTTGATTTTACTACATTAACTGTATCTACTTTTCCTAAAACAATTGGTTTAATTGTAGCTGGTGTTCCTATAAAGTTATTTGAAATATCTTTTTCTAATGCTCCAGAAATATTAACAGTTATTGGAGAATATTCAAAATAATGAATAGATGTAGAATCTGATGCTCCAAAATTTACAGTACTAGTAGATGTTTTGCTTGTTTTTAATTTAAATTTATTATTATCAAGTTTTTTAACATAATATTTTGTAGTTGTTGAAAGATTATTTAATGCAGTGCCAGTAAATGAATAGAATACCTCATCATTTTCTATTAATCCATGATTTTGAATTATAAAAATATTATCAAAATAATTTACACCTTCTTCATATGTAAATAATTTCTTATATTTAAATTCTAAATTTCCACCAACTATATTGACTTTATCTATTACTAATTTTTTATCTACCCCAACAAATCTTTGTATTCCAGTTCCTGTAGATCTCAAATTAATGGAATTCCCAAGTAAAGCATCATTTTTTGTAGATGCTAAAGCAAATGAATTTCCATTATTTAAATTAATTATATAATAAGTTCCATTATTAATTAATGACCCATCAGCATCAACTAATCCAATAGGAATTGGGGTTTGATTAAAAGATTGGTATATAACAGCATCTCCAGTAACAAATCCATGAACAATATCAAATCTTTCATTAATTGTATTGACAATTGTAGGATTGGCAGTAGAACCAGCATTAAATTCTATTATTTTAGATTTTAATTTCATCTTCACATCAGTTTTTACAGTTCCATCAGTGCCTCCACCAGACAATGTAACTGTTGGTGTGGTTTTGTAATTATACCCAGAATCTGTAACAATAAGTTCAGTTAAAGTTCCAGTCATATTGGAAACTAAAACAGTTTCTGTATCACTACCAAAATCTACTTCATATCTTGGGGGATTAGTAATGTCATAATCAATTCCACCATTTAATACATTTATTTTATTAATTTTTCCATAATAAATTTTATCAAATGATTTATAATTTTGTAGTTCAACGCCATTAACTAAAATACCAATGTTTCCTGGTGGAGATACTTGTTCTTCTGTAGGAACAGTTAAGATTTTTGGTATTTTCTTAAATGATTTACTAGATGTAAAGTTATTATTGTATAAATTAAAATCAATTAATGTTGAAATGCCAACTGGTAATGTAACAAATGATCCCAAATGAGCACTTTCTGCTGAATATGCCAAATTAATAGTGTCTGTATCTACAACTTTGACATAAAAAGATTCTCCAGTAGAAAATCCTACATTATAAGCATCAATAAGTGTTACTAATTCCCCGTCATTAAAATTATGTAACCCATTTAATGTTATTCCAATTCCAGTAAATGTAAATTCTCTCTTGTATGGGGTTATATTGCTAAAATTGGGGAATCCATTAGATGTTATGTAATTATAATTATCATCTTCATAAGAATCTTGTATATTTGATGTAAATTTATTATTGATTTCTGGATACTGTATTGATAATGATTTCTTTAATACTCTCTTAGCTACTATTTTTTTACCAATACTATCAGTTCCAATTCCAGAAACACTTAAAGAAAACTCTTTTTTTGAAAGTACATTTACTGTAATATTTGAGTTTCCTACAATTAATTCATCTGTGTTATAATTATAAAGGCTAATGGAATCTCCAGTCTTTAATTTGTGATTATATAAAGTTCTACAAATACCATTTGATAATCCTAAACCTTCTACATCTACAGAATTTAAAGTTTGTTTTACTTTTCCACAATATACAGTAAGTGGATGGTTGTAAATTAAGGTTTTTGTGAATCCATTATCAGATAAACTACCAAGATTTTCTACTTGAATAGGATCTTTTTCTGTAGCATACAATGCATTAGTTTCTTTCAATCCAGATAATAATGGAAGAATTCTTAAAGTTACTTGTTGATTTAACTCAGTATCATAAGCATAAACATAGTTAGAACCATATACTTCATATTTTGGTAAAATATTTTGAGTTAAACCTAAACAATTTAAAAATTGATTATTGGTTTTGTCTGTATATGTTACAGTGATGCCATTTATAATCAAAGTTCCTGTATTTGGGAAACCTATGGTAGAATTTACAGTAATAGTAGACTCATTAGCATTAACAGTTTCTACTACATAAGTCTTTGGTGTTTCTACAAAAGTTCCACTAATAGAACCTTTAGAACTTAAATTATTAGAATACCCTGAAAATAGATTTAATTTGTAATAAATTTTATTATCTAAGTAAAATCTATCTACACTATAGATGGATCCATTTGCAGATAAAATAGATCCATCAGTTGATGCATCTTGATAAAGAGTTTGTCCATCTATTTTTGTAGGATTTCCACTAATTAATTCACAAGCAAAAGTTTCACAAACTACCCATTTATCATCAGAACTGGTAAATGTTAAATTTCCAGGTTTAATTACTTCTACATTTTCTCCATACAAAACTTTAAATAAAATTTTGTATGCTTCATCTGTACCTTTTGATTGATAAAAGGTCTTTACCTTACTAATAAAGTTTTGTGGGTTAATTTGTGGGTCAAAAATAGCATCTTCAAATCCAGGAGAAAATTGATATTTAATTTTCCTAAAAAATTCTTGTAAGAAAAGATTGCTTAAATTATAGACAATTGATGTTAATAGATGCTCATTAGCATCTGTTTGGGAAAACTTTAAAAATTCTGGATTATTATCAGTTGATAATGATTCTATTCCACTAAATCCTCTGATACATCCAGTAAAGGAGTTAGTAGTAATTCCTGTATATGTAATAATTTCATCATCAATTTTTAAAAGACCATATTCTTTTGGCCATCCATTTGTAGAGTCTACATTAATAACATCATCAAAGAATTCTACAACAGAAGTTAAAGTGGTATTGGTAATTAAATTTGTATTATCAAAAGTATCTACATTCTTATATTCTATTAAATTTTCGGCAAGATCTATTGAAGAACTTTGAAATTCTTGTGAAATGTAATATTGTTTTAAAAATTCTGAAAAATTTGGATTCTCTGATAAAATAAACTCTGGTATTTGGTTTGCAACAATATCATTAATTTTAACTACTTTTTTATTTTGATCCATTTTAACTTCTTATTTTTGTATCAGAGAAATAACTTGACTCAGGGGTAAATCTACTACCAGATGCATTTTCTCCAGAAGAAATAACATCTTTTACCATTGAAATTTTACTGCTACCAACATCCAATTTAAGATAAATTGATTTTTTAGCAATTACATCATTTGATGATGGTATAGCATCTATTTGAATAATATTATTTGCTAGAATAGTAGAAGATACATTTATATTATCTATATTAATTTCACCAGTGGTATAATCAATTTTACCAACACTTCTAACTTTAATAACCACTTCATTATTTTCTATGGCAAATAAAAATAAAGTTCCAGTTAATAAATCTGAATTTGGAGAATCTCCAATATAAAGTGTGGATGTACTACCATTAACTGTAAACCCAGTTGACCTAATATTATAATTTTTATTGGTTACATTGAATGAATTTTCAAAACAAACTCTATAATTTGTTGGACTATTAATTAATGCACCAACATTTCTTCTAATTCTTACTTTAGTAATGTTGGAAGTTATTGCATTACTGGTAGAATCTATAATTGATGTTACTTTACTATACTTAAATCTACCACCAAACTTATTTAAATCTGTGGAATTTGAATAAGTTGTTAATGAATTGTTTACTTTAGCGTTTAAATCACTTACTGAAGAGACTAAATTGGAATTATAGTAAACTGATGACTCTAATTCAACATAAAGGACATTAATATCAACAAATTCTACTTTAATCCCAGCAATACTATATTTTTTAAGTGATGTTAATATAGATTCTTTAGTAGATTCTGCCAAATAATCTGAATTTTTTGGTTTTGCTGCTAAAAATACCTTTCCATATTGTGGAGGACTTAATTCTTCTCCACCATAAGCAGTAACTGATTCTATGTTGGGGTAAATTGATGGTAAAAGTGCCTCATAATCCCCTGCAGTGACTGCTCTATACTGTGCAGCATACAATCTAGGGGCATAGTACCTTACAGACTCTGTAGACTGTATATTGTCTCCATTAGAAGATGGTGTATTTGTTACTATAATATTAGTTTTTTGACTGATATTTACATCAGTGTCATCTACAATATTCCCAGAGAAGGTAAAATTAGATGCTCCATTACCTGCTGGACCATTTGTGACAATATATGAGATATCAACTTGATCACCATTGCTTAATTTTTTACCAAAAATGCCATCACCAAAGAAAATTTCATATTTCTCATCAGAAACTTCTTGTACTAAGTAAATTTGTGAGGTGGAATTGATATTGAGAATGTTATCTATTGCATAATATTCCTCTGTAGTGCCCCCATTCATCACATTTACTCTAATTGTAGAGGTATCTACATATGGATTTGGAATAATATACTTTTGATTTGGTTGTGAGGAATCTACAGTAAAGGTCTTTGTTAGTAAAGTTCCTTCATAAATGTCTATATTGGAGAAAACTGCCTCTCCATTAGCAACTCCAACAGTAATATCTTCTGGAATTGAAAAAATATAACTTGTATTATCTAAGTTACCAGTACAAACAACACCTGCCTTTAAAGTTGCTTGTTTTTTGGTAGTATCAATACCAGTTAATATAAATGAAATATTTGCTTTTGCTGCTCTTCTGGACAAGGGAACAAACCCTATATTCCTTGCCAGAGACACCACGTTCTCCCTCAAGGTGGCACTATCAAGGAATGCCTCATTGGCTACCATATTGGTGTTATAGGCAGTCAGATAGGCATTATATGCAAGTACATCTATAAGAATAGAAAAGTTAGAACCTTCAAAATCAAAGTCAGTAAAGGTTGAATTTGCCCTCAGGTAATCTTTAATGGATGCTCTAATCTGATCAAAATCTAGATTAGTAAACTGTGTAAAAGCCATTAGTATCTAGTTGGTTGTAATATGAAATTGATTGCCTGAGTTGGAACTGCAAGTCCAACAATATCATAAGTTATAGTGACATCTAGTTCATTATCTTCAGGATATACTGCAACATCAACTGCCCTAACAGTAACTCTTGGTTCAAAGTTTGAAATAACAGTTTTAATTTCTTCTTGTAATGGGTCTACAATACCACTATCTGCAAGTTCAAAAAAGTAATTTTCTACATTAGACCCTAAAAGAGAGTTGAAGAATCTTTCTCCAACTCTTGTTCTCACCAAATTAACTACAGAACGCTTAATTGCATCTTCATTAGTAAGGGTGCCAATATCATTTGTCACAGGATGCCTTAGAAAAGACAAGCTGATATCTTTAAATCCTCTTGATATATTCTCTAAAGGCACCTTTAATTACTTAATAAGTTACTTTTATTTATTGAGGTTTTCCATAAACTGGTTCTGTTCCATATTCCCAATCATCATAATCTTCATCATTACGAATAATAGCATGAAGTTCTGCTTGTTCCTTTAAATGATGCTTATTTTTTGCAACATCATCATGCATAATCTCTTGAATTGTCTTTTTTTCAAGTTTTACATTATAATCAGTCACCAAATTTGTGGTCCCCCACATCTGGTACATGTAATTTTTGTCTCTATCTACAGGTAAATTGGACATTTGCCTCCTAATTCATTTGAATTAGAACTTTTAAAGGGGTTGCTATCCCTTAATACTCTATATATCCATTAAAAAAGGACCTAGAAGGTCCCTTAAAATTAATTTCCTTGTCCTCTATAACGCTTTCTACGACCATTGCTTGAAGTGGCAGAAAGACTAGTATTCTGAGAACGTCCTTGACGTGTTTTTTTAGGTTTACTTTCAATAACTACTTTATTAGTCAGTGATGGGCGTTTTGTCATAGTGTTTATTCCTCAATATCACCTATACATTCTACCACAAGGTCTTCTGGATTGGGAAGCCCCGTGTCATAAAATTGTTGGGAAAGGTCATCCATTGTTTCAAACATCTCATCTTGAGAAAGATTTTGATAGATGACCCTACCATTACAAAGAATTCTAAATGATTCTTGTTTTTTCATGACCTACACGAACTTGTGGATGACACCAAATTTCAAATCCTGCTTTCTTTGCATCAAGACAGAATGAAACATCTTCGCCACACATATCTTGAACTTCTCCAGAGTCAAATACTTGCATCTTAGGAGCAAACCAAGGATACTTCATCATTTCATGCTCAAAGACACCTTTCTTAATCAAGGTCCAACCAAATCCAGTATAATCTACAGTAAATGGTTTTTTCCTATTCTGAATGGTATCTACCATCTCATGATTCATAACACCACCATTCTTTTTAAAGTCATCCTCTTCTAACCAGTGTGCAACTGAGGTGGTCCTACCATCCTCTGTAGCATACCAACCAGCAGCAATGTCCTTATCCATATCAAAGACAGCCCAGAAGGCATTGGTGTTGAATACAATGTCACTATCAATCCAGAGTTGATAGTCATAAGTTAACTTACCTTGCCAGGGAATTTGATCTGGTCCTGCAAGTACATTGGCACCAAGTACTTTACAACGTGCAAAGTTCACCATAGAACTATAATCTTGAGAAATCTGAATAGATGCTCCAGATTGTACTAAATCAAAACAAAGTTGCACAAAACTCTTTAGGAAGGTATAAGATACTCCCCTTCCAGGTAAACAAAATACAATACTCTTACCTTTAATATTTTCCTTACACCTTTCAATGTCAAACAATGGTTGTTCTTCTGGTTCAGGTGTTTTTGCTTTTACAGTAAATCCTTTAGCCATAACTTAAGTCAATTTTTTATATTGGTACGTACCAATTCAATGATACTACCTTATTTATCCTATGTCAATATTGATTAAACCCCATACCTTCCTCTGGTTGCATTAAAGTTTTGTGAGATTTCATCTGCTGTCAGTGCTCTGTTGTATATTGATGCTTGTGCTATGTTTCCTGTTAATGGTCTAGATCCAGATTGCCATGCACCCAAAATCACATTATTTGTTGTTACATTTACGTTACTTGCCAAACTTTGCCCAAGAACACCATTGATATAAATGTCCAGTGTTGTTCCTTGAACTCCCGTAAGCATATACCATTGACCAACATTAAGTATTGGAGCAGCTTGATGGTATACTGAACCATTATAAAAATAAGGTCTATTATCGTTTAATATTGCCAAATGCCAAGCATTGGATGCAGAATCTACTATATGTTGAAGTAATGAACCAGCATTTATTTTCACCCAAGCATTTACTGTTATTTTTCCAGCACTTATTGAAGGAGTTCCGCAATTCACATAATCATCAACCCCATCAAAAACAATAGACCCCCCATTCGCACTACTATAAGTCGGTCCATTTACAGGAGTTCCAAAGTTACCATTATTGGATATATCTGTAAGTCCTGAAATCGCAGAACCACTAGAAGTAGATAAAGGAGTAAATGTAGTGGAACCTACTGAAGTAAATGTATGAATGGTATAACCACCACTAGAAGTAACTGCTCCCCCTATTGCTTTTTGTGGTCCTGGATATCTTACGATTACTATACCGGAACCACCTTCACCACCAATTTTGTAGAGGTCAGCAACTCCACCTCCTCCACCACCAGTATTTGAACTACCATTTCCTGGAGTAGTTCCACCACCATGAGGACCATCACCACCATTTCCCCCACCACCTAATCCACCATACCCATAGGAAGTGCCATTTGCGTATCCAGGATAAACACCAGCACCTCCACCACCACTATAATAAGTTTGAGTGCCAGAAATATTATAAGGCAATCCATCTCCACCAGAGTTATTAGATAAACCTTTAGCAGTTCCTCCAGCACCTCCACCACCTCCTCCATAATTAATTTCTCCATTATTTGATCCTCCAGCAAAACCTTGCCCAGATGTTGCACTACCACCAGTTGCACTCACGCTCCAGTTAGTTCCTGCTCCCCCAGAACCTCCACTACTACCATTATTTGGATAAGATCCTCCTCCTCCACCACCAATAGCAGTCAAAGAACCAAATACAGAATTTCCACCATTTCCTCCACCGTTTGGAGAAGTTCCTGCAGCAGTATTTCCACCACCAGCACCACCAGCACCAACAGTAACAGTAGCAGCAGAACCAGGAGTAACAGAAACTGCAGAACTATAGATTAGTCCTCCACCACCTCCTCCACCTCCGTGCCAAGAACCTCCTCCTCCACCACCAGCAACTACAAGAACTTCAACGGCACTCAGAGTACTCTTACTGCTATTCGCAGCATCAAGTGAAAGAACTAATCCAGATGTTGCTATTTTTGGTCCTCCGTGTACTGCCATTAGATTAAATACCTACCACGAAGGGCATTAAAGTTTTGTGAGATTTCTGCTGCGGAGAGTGCTCTGTTGTATATTGCAAATTTTGCCAAGTTACCAGAATAGTTACCAGCAGAACCTCCATTAATATTACCTATTGTAAATGTAGTCCAAGTAAAACTGGAATTTGTGTCTCCCATAACTGTTGATATCAAAGTTCCATTTCTATAATAATCAATATACCTATTTGTATTAAATCTATATACAGCAACTATTTGATACCAAGTATTTGCAGACAATCCCATATTTACATTTGGATTACTAGGCCACCATTCCAAATATCCAGGTGAATAATTTCTAAGGACATTTACTTGTCCTGGTGCAGAATCAAATATACCAACTGGAGTGCTTGTTGTACTATTAATCCAAAACTCAAAAGTAATGGGCAAACTTCCTGGACTTGATACGGGTGTGCTTACATAATCATTACTTCCATCAAAAGCAATAGACCCAGCATTTGCACTACTATATAATGGTCCATTTGTCAGTGTTCCAGTGTTATTATTACCACTTAAATCAGTCCAAGTAGTTCCTCGTGTTTTTGTGGTTGCTGTTGTTGGATAATAAGGACCTACTGATGAACCTCTTTCTAATTGTGCTCCCCAAATATAAAGTTGAGCACCAGATACTGCTGGAATACAAGGATACCAACCATTATTAGTTGTTACTGTTGCAGTAAGAGAAAATCTTTGCCAAGTAGTTGTTGCAGTAAGTGTTGGGGATTGTGTAGTTCCATCTACTCCATTATATGAAATCATATTAAATGTAGTTGTTCCAGTAACTGCCCTTACCCAACAAGATAATGTATATGTTCCTGATGCACTTGTAGATTGATACAAATATTCTGAACCCAGATTTACTCTAGATGCAGTATCTGCAGTAAGAGTTCCATCAGGTGCAATAGCAGTATTTGAAGTTATACTAAATCCATTTTGTTTTGCCCAAATAGCATTATCAAACTGCTCACTATAAGTAAGCAAGTTCTCGGTATTATCACCATAACTTTTGGTATTTCCAGCATCCAGTGCTAATACCAATCCATTCATCACAATACTTGGACTATGTGCTAACACTTACATTTCCTCCATAGGTTTAGTCCATTCTTCTGTTGCTAAAATCACCAAAATCTCCTCATAAGTATAAGGACCTTCTGCATCTTCAATATCAACAACAAATGCAGGTTCTTCACCATCCCATTTCACAAATGTCTTGGTTTCATCAACACTTTTTCTTACAGTCTCTTTTGAAGTCTCACACACCTGGGAGAAATCTACTTTTGGTAGTTCAGTAACTAGAAAAATAAGAAAGTTTCTATCAGAGTACATAATAGTTTTTTAGGTATTTATATTGAGAACCTTGAACGGAGAGCATTAAAGTTTTGTGATATTTCATCTGCGGAGAGTGCTTTACTGTATGCTTTAACTACTGCTAAATCACCATTAAATTGATATCCAGTTTGGCCCCCACCAAAAGAACCCAACCCAATACCAGATCCTCCAGTATTGACACTGTAAGAAACAGTATCTGAAGTTACTAAAGAACCATTTATATAAGTTTTACGAGAACCACTAGTATAAGTTCCCACTACTTGATACCAAACACCAGTAGTCATGTAAGTAGATGTAGTTGTATATTGTGAATTCCCAGCGTGTCTCCACACAATAGTTGTTCCTTCTTGGAACAAAGAATACTGACTATTAACTGTTCCTTTTTCAAACCAAAAACCATATTGTGAAAGAGCATTTGTTCTAACCCAAACCTCTACACTAGGAGTTTGAGTATCGTGAATAGATGAAGATGGAAACTGAATACCAGAACCATTAGATCCATTAAATGAAATGTGACCTGGAGTAGAACTATATGAAGCAAAACTACCAGAATTACTTGCTAAAGCGCCACCAATATCAGTAAAAGAAGTTCCTGAACCAGAATATGATTTGACATTTTTGGCATCAAAACAAAATACAAGACCATCAGTGACTATACGAGGATTATAACTTATTCCCATTATATCTTTTTGTTTTTATTTAGTTCTTTATGAGAGAGATACTGCCAGAGACAAAGCGCCATAAATCCTCATAAATCCTCATAAATCCTCATAAATCCTCATAATCACTCAAACACCTCAACATCACTTACAGAAAATCCACCTTTCAGAAGATAGTAAGTTCTTAATTGCAGAGCACTCATATCACTATTCACAGGAAACTGAATCCTTACTGTAGCACCATCTACAATACTTGAAAGAATAACCTTGTATCTATTCATTGTATTTTCTCCCCCCAGATCCATTCTGTGGCACCTGTAGGATTGGGAAGTAATTCATAATATTCTGTTTCATGTCTATTCATCATCAGATAATGAGTGCCATCCATACGCTCACATACAAAATCAGATACATGGGGCGTGTATAATTTTGCTCTGATAATCTTATCGTTTTTGTTCAGCATAAGTAATCACAATTTTCTTATAAGTTTTTCTGGGGTCCAGACAATCTACATATTCTACCTTACCCCCCAGTAACTAAGATTGTCATGATTGGTTATTTTTAATTGAATATTTTTCTAAAATTTCTGGAGAATATTGCCCTATCACAGTTTCTTGCGCCCTATCTTCTTTATCTTCTCTCTTTTTTTGCTCAAGATTATAAACTCGATTTCTAATCTCTGTTGATGAATATTGATGTCTTCTCAAATGATAATAAATTTCAACTCCATTATCAATACAATATTGTTTACCAGTCACTTCAATATGCCTATATTCCTCACTCAAGAAACGAATATGAAATGTTTGAGTTTGAATCAAATTAAGTAAATCTGCTTCAGTCTCATATACTAGAATTTCATCCACATATTTACATCCCTGCAGTTGTATATATCTTTCATATACAGACTGTACTGGTTTATTTTTAATTCCAGGTCTATCTATTGAAGGATCAACTTGAAGTGCTACTTTCAAATAGTCACACAGTTCTTTTTCCATTTTTAGCATTGTAACATGCCCTGCATGGAAAAGATCAAATGAACTGCAATTAAAACCGATTTTCATACAAAAAAAACTTTTAATTTATTATACCAAAAAAGGAGAGTTTATGCAACTCTCCTCTAGGTCATTCAGGCTCGCCACCAATTCTTTAACTGGAAATTGGAAACCAGGCGGGAGAGAGTCCCATCCGCACCAACGTCATTTGAGAGATGCCGTAAACTCATAACAGGGTCATATTGACTCCACCAGTAATTTGCAAAGTCTATCAATATTCTGTTTTACTAATACATCCTTCATAAGATACTCACCAATCTCTTTTGTATATGTTGTCTGATCTTCAATGCTCATTAGTATTTCTCCAAACTATAAACGCCATTCTTTTCTAAAATAGCAGAACAGGTATCGACAAAATCTCCACAACACATATACATCATCTTACCAAATTTACGAATGTTTGCATGATGAATGTGTCCACAGATAATACCATCATACTTCTTATCTTGTTGAATGCAATATCCAACAATATCATTCTCATACTTATCAATATATCCTTTACCACGCATAGTATTCTTTAAAAAATGAACTAAAGAGAACCTAAGATAACGATTTAAAAAAAGACTCAATGGCGTAATAAACTCATATCCCCAGTTAAACATTAATTGCTTCCATGAACCAGAAGAATACTCAGAGTGCTTATCGCCATGCGTGCAAAGATACTTATTACCTTGATTATCCTTATGAACATACTCATCGCACATCATAAAGTTCTTGTGCTCAAAATTACAATACCTTCTAACTACTCCCTCATGATTGCCAAGAACATAAACAACTTCAGTACCCTTTTTACACAAATCTAAAAGTGCATGAACACATTCAGTATGTTCACGTTTCCATCGTGTTCCATACTTTTCCATACAATAGATGTCTATGATATCTCCAACCATCACAAGTTTCTTAGTCTTAATCCCTTTAAGAAACTTTAAGAATTTCTCAGTATTACACCTATCTGTTCCTAAATGAACATCAGAAATAAAAACAGTATCAAATGTCATTGCTACCTCCTTTTAAATCCTCCATAACTTCATCCATTGAATAAGTCTTTACCTTACCACTCTTTACATCTTCTGCTATCTGCATTAGATACTCAAGAAATTCTTTTGAATATACAGTATCTTCTCCTAATGACCACCAGAACCATTCAATACATTCTGCTTCTGGGTCTTCTACTGTTCTAGGCAAATCATAATCCTTATAATTCCCTCCCATTAAATCTCCCCATATCCTAAAGGCACCTCCAATACTCTGCCATCCACGCATCCAACAGTGTCCTACCCAATACTCAACCCAGTTCATTCGTCATCCTCAATACTAATCACAAACTCTTCTATCTCATAATCTATAGAAACTATGTCCATCATCATGGAAATATCTGAGAGTGTCTTCTGGCATTGTGCCATAGTACCCTCACAAAATATCCTATCTCTGGCAGTCAACTTACAGTTCATTTTTTACCCCCAAAAATTTTTTTACATAATTGGTCACAACTATATTTACAGTTTCTCTAAGGCAGCTCACAATATAACGCACCTCATCTAATGGACTTATAGTAGTTCCATAACCCCTCTCATAGAGCAACCTCACAGGATTTTTTTTACCCCAAAAAATTTTTTTATTCATCTTTATATCGTTCTCTCTGTTTCAAAGGTTTGTAGGTTAGGGTAGTTGTGGTTTTTCGCATTACCCCACAATAACCCACACCAACACCCCCACATACTGCCAATTCACTATAACACAGGACTGCACATTTGTCAATAGGTATAGCTCACTGTGTTTTGATAAGAATACTCACAGGACTGCACATTCACTGTTAAATATACCCCACTGTGTGCCACTGAATATACCTGTGGAAAACTATTTTTCCACAATTTACTATAGTTTTCCACAGGTTTTTCCACAGGTTTGTAATAGTTTTCCACAGGCATATTCACTGTCATTTGCTATACTGTCAAGGGGGCATGTGCCAGTATTTGCAGTGTCTCTGGGGTCTTGACATTTCTGGGAGTTTGTGATAGAATGTGGGCCAAGATCACAACAACCAGAGGCATTTACTGAGTATCACACAATTAACACACTTTTTCCACAGGATATACACTTACTTGTGGAAAACTACTATACATTTATTCACACATTTAATTGATTTCAGTTATATCCTGATTTCACTACATTTCACCACTGATCTATATCTAATTTGCATTCCATATCATTCAGCAACTCAGACACATAACTAAACTCTAACCAGGGAGTTTCCTTGCTATAACTGGGATCAGTAGTTTGTGCAAAATGCAATACCTTACTCCGCAAGAGTTCTAGTGCAACAAGGATTCTCTCTGCATCCT